TAAGACTTAGTGCATCAATACGTGCGCGTAGTTCTGTGTCCAAAGCTTTTTGAGAGTTGTAGCCTTTTTCGCAGACTCCACGACCCCAGAATCTTCCGGGTACTACGTCCCAAGGAAACGCAACAACAGGACGATCTATCATCATATAAGGGTTAGCTTCAGCCTTAAGAAGAATACCCCCGTTAGCAATCACTACAACGGCTTCTACGTACTTTGATTCAGACCCTTCCTCACCTACTACTTCTTCATCATCGTCGCTTGTAGCGGCATCTAGAAGCTCTCGTGGCACTAAACCGTAGTACTTGGTCAAACGTACTTTGTCATCGTTGTAAATAGTAATGTCTTGGTCAGGCTCTAGATCCGTGTCAGGAGCAGCAGGACCAACATAAACGTCACGGTACACACCTTGTTCTTGTAGTAGTTCTACTTGGTGCATACTGACAAACTCATCAATAGCTACACCTAAAGCGTCTTCTACAGATGTAGCTACAGGATCAATCAAAAAGTTCTGAGGTAGTACAGGTTTAAGTTTTACCTTGACACGTTCTGTGATGTTAACACCAACAGCTTGAAGATCACCTCCCATAATTGGTTGAGTAGCCGGAACCATCTCTTTCATTTCTTCAATAACAATTTCACCAACGCCTGTACCAAATACTGCAGCATTAATAAGACATTCAGCTACTGCTTTACGTACCATACAGTCTTCAAAGTCTTCCGTAAGCTTGTTACGAAGAAATTGTACGTCTTGCTTGTCAGTGTCACCGAAGTTGTCACTAACATCAAACCACTTACCACGGCCAAACGTAGCCTCTTCTAGTTCTGCTACATTAGACTCAACTGCTTGCTGAAGTGCAGGAGAAATAATGCGGGAACGCTCAGACCCACGCTGGCTGTCAGCAGGATCCCATTGACCACGCCATAGTCTATAATATTCTTCAAATCTGTTTTCATAGTTACTTTCGTAGTAATCCCTCCAATCTTCACATTTAGTTATAACCCAGTCTTCTAGGGCTTCTTGGATCATCAGAGGATCGTTATCGTATAGTTCACTCATAGTTCTGCATCTCCTGCGGAGCCTAGTATCCTGCTACTACGTCTAAAATTTCGTGGTCTTCTATTTCGTAGTCGTAGTCGTAAGCCACATTTGCTACCTGATCAATGTACGCTAAAGCATCAATTAAGTCATCGTGGGTTAATGGGTCTGGAAACTGAAACAACTGGTCAAGAAACCTACTGTTCCACTCTCCCTTGTTTAGCGTTATGTATCCGTTCTCAAATCGTCCTTGTAACGCCCACATAACACGATCTGTTTTCTTCTTGTTGCCGTGAGTAAGTTCTTCTACTCTAAAAAACATGCCATAGCGTTTCTGCATGTCCATCAAAGGAGACATTACTGCTTGTTTAGCAATACCTCTTTCGATTCCAACCGATATGGGACGGTAATCTCTAACGGCCTGAAATATTTTAAGTGCTGTCTCGTCAAGTGACCATCGACCGTATATAATATTGTCAACATACCAACCATGCTCATTGACCTTAACCACGGCGATCGCTGTGTCGTCAAGCTTGGAATTCTTAGTTTTTTTCTTGTTGACTTCTTCAAAGCCTGCCAAGTCAACAGCAATGTAGTAATCTCCTACTTCGGGCCTATCTTCACTAAACTGTACCCAGTCTTCCTTAAACATTTCTGACCCACGTGCTTCAAACGACGCCATAAACTCTTGGCGAAACGCATAAGAAGACATAGACCTTTTAGCAATATCAATTTCGTCTGGGTCCAATAATGGATTGTCATAAGAAGTAAAGTGCCAAGCTTTGTACGTCGGATCATCATCTAACTCCGCATATTTGTACAACTCGTAAAAATGGTTGCGACCCATTGGTGTTCCTATGAACATCGCAGAACCTTTTTGATCCGCAAGTGCAGGTCTCAAAATTTGTTCAAATACGTCAGGTTTCATGTCTGCGTATTCGTCTAGCACTAAAAACTTAAGGCTGACACCTCGCATGGTTTCTGGACGGTCAGCACCTTTGAGGCTGATCGTGGCTCCGTTGACCAACTTAATTTGAAGATTATTAATGTGACTACCACTAATAACAGGATGCCCCAGTTCCAAAAGGGTGGACCACATAATGTCTCTGGCTTGTCCCTGAGTAGGTGCGACGTAAAATACATGGCCTCTGTCCGCCTGTAGTGCGTTTACAATTAACATCCACGCAGCTAATCTGGACTTACCAGTACGTCGTCCTGCTGCAACTATTTTAAATCTAGTACTGTCTGCCCAGACATCTTGTTGCCACGGCAGTAGTTCTATATTAAGATCCACTAATACGTCCACATAACGGGTGTTGTCCCGCGTGTATCCACATGTACAAAGGTATCAGCAATGCCAATTCCTGCGAAGCCTAGACGAAGAGCCTCTTCTACAATTTTAAGGCGAAACACGGCGTTTGTTATTTTTATATCCGCCGCGATGCCTTGGGCATGTGTTCCGGGTACGTCTTTCTTAGCCTCTATCGGATGCTCAGTCGGGTGTCGATACCCGCTGGTGATCGTGAAAGGAAACCCGCACGCCTCTCTCAACTCGTCTAACTTCTTTAGGAAGTCTTTTTCCATGTTATTGGTGCCAGTGACTTGACAATTAAACTCTGAAGGATCAAAATGTTTAAGATTCATCTACTATTTCGCCTTCTATTGTTGTAGGTTCACCCACATCAACAGCACCAACACCGCTAATGTTAATTTGAATGGCATTACGACCACCATCCTTAACAATATCCTTTTCAAATGCTGCAACGGGCAGTATTCTGTCCATAACAAGCTTCCATGCCGCTGCTTGATTCTTATGATCGTGGTCAAGAGCTGCTTCAAAAATAGTATCTAGCACTTTTCTTGACTTTGGAGACGCCAACATCCGTGCTTTGTATTCGTTTATGACCGCAGCGTCACCCTTTGGGCGACCAACAGCGTTGCGATTACCTTTTTTTACTGTTGTAACGTCACTTTTACGCGGTCTTCCACGCTTTCGGCGAGGAGGATTATCAACATCTGACATACATACCTCTTATAAGACTCTTTAAAGTCTCGTTACCGTGCTTATATGACATACATTTAATAATTATCATATAAAATTTATTTTACTCAGCGCGGTAAAGAATCTTTAAAGACATAATATACTATTTATTGTACCATACTTTTGATGATTTGTCAAGCATTATTTTAAACAAGACTCTACTGTCCTTTAAACTGTACCAGCACGGTCCAGATTCTGCACCGCTTAAGCCTTTGATTTATATGTTGTTTCTTGTTAGATAACTAGGGGTTATTTTAAGGTTCAATTTTGATCTTTTTTGTGTCTAGGTAGCAACACACGCAGTCGCCGCAGTCACAGCCCCTCCCCGCCCAAGTTATCCACAGCTTATCAACAGAGTTATCCACAGGTCAGTGTCAAAACAGAACCTACTCAGTACCAAAATAGAACTGACAAGGTGAGGTGTGAGAGTCTATGTAGGTACTTCATAGCCACACCATAGCCACACAATAGGTAACACTCGCTGCGTTACTGGTAACACTTTAGGTAACACAATCGGTTACATACAGTAACAAAGTACCACTACTCGCAGGTAACAGATCAGACATGGTAAAAGCTAAGTGTTTGTTTTTGTTAGTGTTTTTATTGTTGGCACAGACTTGGCAGTATCTATAGCGTCTAACAAACAAACGGAGACAGACGACATGAGCAACACACTTTGTAAAGTATTCGCAGAGCAACTAGCAGACAAAATTGTAATGCTGGAAGACGCAACATGGGATTGGAATTATCATCTACAGAGACGTGATGTAGCTTTAGACGATCGAGATTTTGAGTATGCGGAGTGGCACATGGGCGAATGTAATAAAGCCTTCGAACGAATGTCGCAGATTCGTGACGATCTTGAATCAATTGGTATTGATCTAAGAGCGGCGCAGCGCAAACTGACAGAGCAACAAATGACAGAGCATAAAGCTAAAGACAAAGCCGCGTAAGCGGCTCCACAAACAACGGAGAAACAAACCATGAAAGTTTATGTAACTGTAGAAAGCCGATTAAAAGATAGTGATGAAAGCTGGGGTATGGTTATAGCGTACCCGATAGCCGTAAAAGGTTTTGGCGAAGCTTTCGATGCCGCCGTGGATTATATCGCCGCTAATCGTCCAGTATTTAAGAACATTGAGTACCGTATCGGCGAAGCAACATTCTAAACCCACTGACGAGCTGGCGAGATTCCAGCGAAACGCCGCGAGGCGTCTGGGTAAACAACGGAGACTAAACCTATGAACTATGGTGACTACTTAAACGAAGCGCGATCAATCGCAAAAGAGATTCGATGGAACTGTGAAAAGTTTGATGATGATAGCTACGACCTGATTCACCAATACGCAGATGGACGGCGAGAGGTTATTTACTACTCTCATGCGTGGGACTTTGTTAACTACATCCGTCAATGGGACTGGGACAGATACGAGCGAGCAAGCGAAGTTGCGTTAGACTTGAACGGTAAGCCGCTGTCAGTTGACACGCTGATGTGCCAGATCGCCTATCACATCTGGGTTGAATTTATTGAGGAAGCAGTACGGGAAACGGAGGAGATAGCGGCATGAAAGACGTGATACAGGAATATCTAGCGCTGGTGAAACGTACAGTACAAACCAACGACATTTTCGCATACCAGCAAATTGAGGAGCTTGAGGAGCAATACCCAGAGTTACCGGATCTAGTCTATCAGGAAGCAGGGCCGATGGCTTACGACATACAAAACAATAAGGTGACAGCATGATACACACAAACGAAAGTTTACGTTCACAAGATGGTGACTTTGAGAATTATCACTATCAGTTAGAGGATGGGGAGCAATACAGGCTCACAGATGGGGAGTTAGGGTGGCTCAAGTTTGTCTCGGGACGTTACGCAATAGCAGACCACATACGAGAAAACCTAGTCGATGACGTGTACACGGTAGACTTGCACGGCATGAGCGAAGCACTCGAAGATGACGGGATGTTTCCAAAAGCTGTTTGTCTGTCAGACGACACGGTATTACAATCAATATTTTTCTATAGCGCTTATGAGGTGACAGCATGAATCCAACACTACTTGACATTGCGATTCTGTTTAGCTTTGTGCCAGTCTGGGCTGGCCTTTGCTGGGCTTATGAGAACTGGACAGACCCACGAGCGAGACGCAGACGACAGCGTAAGGCACGACGCAAGGCACTACGCAGAGACTTACAGCGACAAGGGAGGTTGCTGAAATGAGAATCACAACGGCGCATAGGTACTACAACGGACCTGCTAACGTAGGCAACAATGGGATTGTTATTGAAACAGAGCGATATTTAATTGATTTGTACTTGACAAA